ATGTTTAACGAGAGAGACATTGAATCTGTCCTGAACAGGGCAGACATCACGGATGTCGTCCAACGGCGCATCGGCCAACTCTCCCATGGGAAGGCATGCTGCCCATTCCATAAGGAGAAGACGCCGTCCTTCCATGTCAACGCCAGGACACAGTCATGGCACTGCTTTGGGGGGTGTCCCCAGGGGGACAACGGGGGTGACGCCATTTCATTCGTGATGAAGTATGACCACCTTTCATTCCCTGAAGCGGTGAAGACGCTGGCCAAAGAGTATGGTGTGCGCATCGAGGAGCACAACGAGCCAAGGACTGCCGAAGAGATTGCACTGGACAAGAAGCGTGAGGCTATGCGAATGCTCAATGAATGGGCTTGCCAGTTCTACGTTGAAGCCATCCATGCAGACAATGACAAAGCCAAATTCGCCTACAAGTATGCCACTGACAGCCGTGGATGGGGCATCACCTATGTAGAGGAGAACCGCATCGGTTTTGCTGATGCTGCCAATGATTCTCTATATCAGGCAGCACGCACTGCAGGGCACTCCATCGAACTGATGATCGAGATGGGCCTGCTCAACAAGAATGACCGGGGAGAAATCTACGACTTCTACCGCAACCGCCTGATGATTCCCATCAAGGACAGGTTTCGTCATGTCATCGGCTTCACCGCTCGAGATCTTACCGGCACGAGCAAGGCAAAGTACATGAACAGCAAGGACAGCGACCTTTACCACAAGAAGGGCACTATCTTTGGCATCGATAATGCTATCTCGCAAGCCAGGAAGGAGGATATCTTCTTTCTCGTCGAAGGCGCGCCGGACGCCATCAAGTTACAGGCTATCGGCATCACCAACACCGTAGCGCCCCTGGGTGGTGCATGGCAGGCTGAGCAGTTCGCACTGCTCAAGCCTCATGCTCATCGTGTGTGCTTCATTCCGGACGCAGACCCAGCAAAGCCAGGCGAGAAGATGGGTGCAGGGAAGAAGTTCGTCTGCACCAATGGCCTCACGGCCCTTAAGGCTGGCCTTGGCGTCATCGTCAAGGAGATACCATTGACTGAGGACGGCGAGAAACAAGACCCGGACAGTTTCATCAACAGCCCTGCAGCACTCGAGGCGATCGAGTCCCAGGACTTCATCGTGTGGTATGGCGCGATGAAGTTTCAAGGTGCCGAGACTGCTGAAGTCAAGAGCGAGGTAGTCAACGAACTCGTGCAGATTGTGGCCTACATCCATGATGATGTCAAGGAGCAGATGCTGCTCAAGCAGTTGCAGAAGTTCTACCCAGACAAGGCGATGTGGAAGTCGGCACTCTCCAAGGCACGAAAAGCCGACAAGGAGAAGAAGATATCATCCCGGAAAGGACAGTTGATCAACCGTGAGTTGTTGGACAAATACGGTTTCTATGCCGCTGACAACTGCTACTTCGCCATCGGCGAACGTGGCGAGCAGCAATGGTCCAACTTCACGCTGCTGCCCATGTACCACATCAAGGACAGCGTGCTGTCCAAGCGTCTCTACAAAATCAAGAACAATCGTGGTGCTGAAGACGTCATCGAACTCAAGCAGGAAGACCTTTGCTCCCTGCAGAAGTTCAAAATGAGGGTTGAGTCGCTGGGCAATTACATTTGGCTGGCCAAAGAAGAGCAACTCACCAAACTGAAGTTGTATCTGTATGAGCAAACAGAGACGGCTATAGAGATTACCCAACTGGGGTGGCAGCAACAAGGCTTCTGGGCATTTGGTAACGGCGCACAGGCTGATGACCAATGGGTAGAGGCTGACGAATATGGCATCGTTCGACTTGGAGACAAAGGCAACTGGTATCTGCCCGGCTCGAGCAAACTCTATAAGAACGACAAGCAGTTGTTCGCATTCGAGCGTCAGTTTGTCCACATGCCATTAAGCGCAATCTCGCTGCATGACGTGTCACAGAAGATCATCAATGTCTTCGGCGACAATGGCAAGGTAGGCATCTGCTTCCTGCTGGCCACTCTGTTTAGGGATATCATCTTTGGCTTCACCAACCATTTCCCGATTCTCAACCTCTTCGGTCCAGTGGGCACCGGTAAGAGTGGGCTGGCTGAAGCCCTGATGTCATTCTTTATCGCAGACAACAAAGCGACCACGTTGTCTAATACGTCAGTGCCATCACTGGGTATCGTTGTCGCTCAGTGTGCCAATGCTCTCGTGCATATCGATGAGTATAAAAACGACATCGAATATCAAAAGGTGGACTTTCTCAAGAACATCTGGGAGGGCCTTGGTCGTTCACGCGCAAGCCGTGAATCTGACTACAAGAAGCGCGAACAGATGGCAATGGATAGCGGCATCATCCTCAGTGGCCAGGAGATGCCGACCGCCGACATCGCCCTCTTTACCCGAGTGCTGTTTCTCCACTTCAGCGTGTCGGCATTCAGCCCTGAGGCTGCAGCCAGATTCGAGGAATTGAAGACGCTACGCAAGATTGGATTTACCCACCTCACGCTGCAGATCCTCAAGCATCGCGCTAAGGTGGAGGCTGAGTTCGTCGGCAACTATAAGACCGCCAAGAGCGACATCATTGACAACCTAAGAGGGTTTGACGTGATTGACCGAATCAGGGATAACTGGGTGATTCCCCTGGCCATCCTCAGGACACTGGGCGGTGTCCTGGATATCCCCATCGAGTACAAGGACATGCTGCGCGTGTGCGTCGAGCACATCGAGTTACAGGCAAAGGAAAATACTAATAGTAACGAATTGTCGCACTTCTGGGATACGGTTTCGTTCCTATTCCAGGATGGTGTCATTTTCAGAGATTCGGATTTTCGTGTCAAGTATGTTTCCCGGTGGAAGACCGACAGTGGGCTGATCGAATGGAGCCAATCAAGACCGGTGCTGTTCCTTCGCAAGAACCGCGTGTTTATGCTGTATCGCCGCAATGGGCGACAGGTAGCCACCAATGTGCTGCCGCCTGAGACGCTGTCGTACTACCTGGAGCATTCGCCGGAATTTATCGGCACCAAGAAATCGGTCCGTTTCAAAAACATCATCGATGGGCGGCATGAGACGATGACGGTGACTGATGATCATGGTTTCGAAAAGTTGCAGAATACCGACACAATAGATCGCGCCTATTGCTTCGACTACAACATGCTCAAGGAGAAATATGGCCTTAACCTTGAAGTCATTGCCACATCCGGCATTGAAGACATCGAGGAGCCTAAGCCCACTCAGCCTGAGCCCAGGCAGAAAGAATTATGGGAGGATTAACCATTTAATTATTTACGATATGAAGAACAAAATCAGAATCAAAACAGACAAAGGTCGTGAAATCGTCTTTGGCCACAGTTCCAAAGAATTGTACACGATCGATGCAACGCGTGAGGTCATTTTCCTTTGGGATGATGGTGACTTCACCTCGGGTTATTCGTTTGGTCACATCGACGGCGGCCACATCAAGATTTTCACTGTTCCAGGACAAGATGCAGTCTTTTACGCCATGGAGGCTGACCGGCTTATTGCATGGACATACGCCGATGAGCAGGAAGGAGGTGAGTCATGATTATTGTTACAACGGATATCAGAATTTATGGGGTGCAAGGGCAAAAATTTGAATTGCTTCAGCAGTTCCTGCGTGATAAGATAGAGTATCGGGCTTGCGAAGGCCCCGGTATTTTCAGGGATATGATTCAAGAGATAAGTGCTTTTGTTGATGACTTGAATAAAAAACACAAGAAAACTAAAGAAATCATGTTCACTCATCAAGACTCCTACTCATATCAACATGGTCATCTTAGCTTCTTTAGGCAAGGTGCCAGATATTCAACACTGCTGATTCCGTATTATCGTCTGAATTGGTATGACGCAACCAAGAAAGGAGGTAAGCCATGAAAGCCACTTGCATTAAGGCTGATCCGCTGAACGCTCTAGTGGTCGGTCAAGAATATGTTTGTCTTCGGCGCTTTAAAAAAGTGCATATTCCTGATGCCGGTATGGTAGTTTCAGAAGAAGTATTTGAAGAACACTTTGCTGTTCCCATGGTCTTACACTTAATTCTCAAACAAAAGTGGTATCGGATGATTGAGCGTGGCGAGAAAACCGAAGAGTACCGCGACATCAAGCCTTTTTGGATTAAAAGGCTGTGCTATTCTCACAGACATGGTACATGCTGCAAGCCTAGAGACATTGATTGTGAGCGCTGCATCCGTTTAGTGGATCCCCTTTTAATTGACAATTTCACTCATGTGTGTTTTCACTTAGGTTACACTCGTGAGACGATGACTAAGGAAATTAAAGCCATCACTGATGGGTATGGCCGCCCTGAGTGGGGTGCGCCCAAAGGTAGAAAGGTTTTTATAATTAAGTTCTAGAAAGGAGGTGAACAATGAAGTTCAAGATTGTCAAGGAAATTGATTGGCGATATTATAACCTTAATGGCAAACTGATTCGCGAAGAAGGTAAATATTTTGTCAAAAGAAATGGCCTGTTCTCAAGATTCTACCCTAATGCGTATTTGCACCTTAGCGGTGATATTGTCTATGGTGGCAAAATAATGTTTGTTACCCAGTTGCTTGCCAGCAAATTCAGCAATAGAGAAGACGCAGAACGATTTGTGAAATCATTAGCGGTTTTCCCTGAAAAATACGAAATAATGAAATGAAGAAGCATGAAAGGAATTAAACTTGAAGTCACGGTTAAATATAATGTTGGTGTGACAATGACAGTCAGCGATGAGGTTTTTGAATCCCTCCAGCACATGGAAGCGAGATGGCCAGATGGATTCGATACCCTCCATATTGACCGCGAATGTGACGCAGCCATGGACTTCCTCGCTGACAACATCAGCGAGAGAGACGCCTGTGAATGGGAATATGAGATAAACGACTTAGAAGAAATCAACGACGATGAGCAAGATTAAAAACAAAGAAGCGTTTATCGACGAAATAAAAGATGCAGCAGCCATGTACTGCTATGACAACAAAGACAATGACTTTAATGTTGTTGTTCATGTGTCAGCCAGTGATGGATGGGTGACGGCAGAAATACAAGAGGAGGTGAGAAATGAACCGTGAAGATGAAATTTGTGCACAAGCAATTGACTATTGCAGCGGTGATAAAGGTAGCGATGCAAGGGTCAGAGCCGCATTCTACAATGGTGCTGTTTGGGCTGACAATCATCCTAACTGGATTCGTTTAGAAGATTCGTGGCCAGAGCGAGACGTGGTGGTTCTAGTGCATAGCAAGAGTTTTGGGGGTACGACGGAAGGCGTTTACTGGAAATTAAACAACCAAGGGCTCCCCGCGTTCTACTCATACCGTGTTGGTGGGTATTTATCGGATGTTACTCTTTGGATGCCCATTCCAGAGGTAGTAGGTTAAATGAAGGTGACGATCAACGGCAAGGGCCCGTTCTATGAAGTCCCCTACTGTTGCGGCGACTGCAAGTGCGGCATCAACTCCAACATGCGAGAGGCTGGTGGTTTGACCCACTGCTCGCTGTTTGGACTGACCAAGAGATATTATGACACACCGCCGAAGCGGTGCAGGGACATGTTTGAGAAAGCCCTAGCGATTGGTGGTGAGGTCGTATTAGTGGCAAAAAACTAATTTTTAACAAAAAGAAAGGAGGTGTTATATGAAGTAGAATGAAATGGTGGGGGAGAAAGGGAGTTATTAATAAAATCTTTTAAGGATATTGTTTTGTAAGTTGATATTACAGCAAAGCCCTCAGATAGGGTGTCTAAAAACAACCCTGGGCGGTTCGATTCCGCCCCTCCCTGCACAAGTGAATTTAGTTATTAGTTGATAACCGATGGTGCCACCAGTGATGGTCGCGCCATTTTTTCGCGTGTGATGCCGAATTACCGCAGCACGCAGCCGCCTTCGCATATTCCGCTAAATTTAAAGCGGTAAGCGCCCGCCGAGCGTAGGGCAGTGGAGGGTGCAAAGGCACACAAGCCGAATGAAATTCGGCTGGGCGGGCTCGCAAAACCCTATTTTGGACGGGTTTTGCTCGCCTGATGGGCGCACTCATGCGCCTGGACCCCTCGCTCGCCGTATCTTTTCCACCCTTTTTACGGCTGAAATAGAGACTGGTACGGCGAGCGAGAGGTAAACCTTTGCGGCGGTGTCGCAAAGAGAGCGGAAGGACACCCGTTTTGCGTCTTTTCGGGTGCCGAGGACATGCCATATCTTTGCCTAAAAAGGCAATATTATGGCAAATATAGAACAGAGAGCACAGGTCGATATCGAGGTCAATTCCAAATCGGCACAGCACAAATTGGCTGAACTGGGCAACAAACTCGACGATCTGAACAAGAAGAAGGCCGCCTTTGAGAAGGCCGGCGATTTGAAGGGCATGGCTCGCATGGACACCGAGATCAAGAAGGTGGAGCGTTCCATGAGCCGTGTACAGACCAACGCCCAGAAGGCTGAGGCCGCCATGAAGAAACTGAGCAAGGCATCTCCCAAGGAACTGCGCCTGGTTTTGAAACAACTGCAGAATGACCTGGAGCACATTGAGCGTGGGAGCGATGCCTGGAACAAGCACGTCGCAGTCATCAAACGCGTCAAGGCTGAGATCAAGTCGGTGGATGCCGAATTCAAGGAGCATCAGTCGCTCATCAGCCGCATCAATGGCACGATCAACAACTGGGGCATGAGCATTGCCAGCGCAGTGGCCGCTTTCACCGGCTTGACGATGGCTGGGCGGCAGGCTGTTCAAGCCTATGCGGAGATGGAGGCTGAGATGGCGAATGTCCGGAAGTACACCGGAATGACAGCCGAAGAGGTGGAGCACCTCAACGAGGCCTTCAAAGGGATGGACACCAGGACGGCACGAGAGGATCTGAACAAACTGGCTCAAGAGGCTGGCCGCCTGGGCATGCAGACCGAAGAAGATGTGCTGGGATTTGTCAAGGCTGCAGACGTGATCAACGTGGCGCTGGACGACCTGGGTGAGGGTGCAACGCTGACCCTATCGAAATTGACTGACATCTTCGGCGACAAGCAGCGCCTGGGAGTGGAGCAGTCGCTGCTGTCGGTGGGCTCGGTCATAAATGAACTGTCGCAGAATTGCACGGCATCGGCTCCATACCTGGCCAACTTTGCTCAGCGCTTGGCAGGTGTGGGCAAACAGGCCAACATGACCATCCCTCAGATTATGGGATTTGCGGCTGTCCTAGATTCCCAAGGACAGGCTGTCGAGATGTCGGCAACGGCATTGTCTCAACTCATCATGAAACTGTTCCAGGATCCTGCCAAGATAGCCAAGGCTACCGGCATGGAAATCTCCAAGTTCAATGCCGTCCTGAAGAAGGATACCAACGAGGCGCTGATCATGCTGCTGGAACAACTGAACAAGTTGGGCGACATCTCTGTGCTCGCGCCCGTGTTCGAGTCCATGGGCACCGATGGTGCACGAGCCAGCGGCGTGCTTGCCGCACTCGCCGGCAACGTGGAGATGGTGAAGGAACAGCAGTTGGCAGCCAACCAGGCCTACAAGGAGGGCACGAGCGTCACCAAGGAGTTTGAGGTGCAGAACAATACGGTACAGGCTCAACTAGATAAGGCAAAGAAGGGTTTCCAGGAAATGGCCGTCGAACTGGGTCAGAAACTGGCCCCGGCAATGAAGTATGCCATCACCGGCACAAGCGCCTTCATGCGCGTGCTGTCGATGCTCATCACATTTTTATCAAACCACAAAGGCCTTATCATATCACTGGCGCTATCTATTGGAGCCTATACCGTAGCAGTTAACGCTGCCGCCATTGCTACAAAAGGCCACGCTGCAGCACAGACGATCGCCAAGGTTGCCACTGTTGCCTGGACGGCAGTTACCCAATTGGCTTATGCTGCCGTGGCGCTATTAACAGGCAATGTCCGGAAGGCCGCCATGGAAATGCGCATATTCTCGGCTGTTATACACGCTAGTCCCATCGGATTACTCGTTGCCGGCATCACGGCTGCAGTAGCGGGTTTTGCCCTACTGATTAAAAGATATGGAGACAATACCAGGGCAGCGACCGAGGCGGCACGTAAGCAGCGCGAGTATCTGCAGTCATTGAGAGATGTAGAGGAAGGCTCTAACAGGTTCTCAGATAGCGAGGTTGCCAACCTTCGAGCCCTTTATGCTGCTGCCACCAACGAGAATCTTGCCCGCAACAAACGTATCGAAGCCGCCAAAGAGATGAATAGGTTATATCCGACCGTATTTAGCAACTTCTCGGCTGAGGAAGTTATGGCAGGCAAGGCAAAGAATGCATATGACAACCTCACGGACTCTATCATCCGTAATGCGCGAGCCAGGGCTGCCGCCGAGAAAATCATGGAGAATGAGAAAGCCATCCTTGAACTTGAGGAGCAGAACAGGAAGCATCAGCGAGATAATGAGAACCGCAAACAGACTGTCACAACATTGGGAGAGCGCCGACGAGATGCTGCAGCCAATGATGACGCACGCCGTCCTATCAACCAGGATTGGGCGGACATCAATGAGGGCATTTACAATCTTGACAAATCAATACATGAGAATATTGATGCCATCAAGGACAACAACAAGCAGATCAACGAGAACAACAAGAAGATTAAAGAATATCGAGATGCCAACCAATGGCTCCAGGGCGAGTATAATGTAACCGGAGCCTCAGCACCAAACTCTGGCACCCCGCCAAGGATATCCTATACCGCCCCGATGAGTGATAAGGAACGCAAGGCACAAGAAAAGGCCGCCAAGGCCGCTGCCGCCGAGGAGAAGAAACGTCAGCAGGAGGAAGCCAAGCAAGCCCGCATTGCTGCCGCCCTTGAGAAAAATGTATTCAAAGATGCGAAAGATGCCGTTGAGAAAAACTTGTCAGAGCAGAATAAGATAGCTCTTAATGAATACAATGAAGGCCTCATTGATTATGAGACTTATCTTGTAAAAAAACATAAGGCGGCCCAGGAGTACTATGAAGCATCTGATAAAGTATATAAGAAATTTAATGCAGAGGAATCCGCTGACGCTGCCAAATTGCGAGAAAAGGCCGAGGAGGAAAAAAAGAAGTACAAAGAGGAAATCCTAAGCCTGAAAAAAGAGAAACTGGCCTATGATCGCGATGACAAGAAGAATGCGGCGAACATGGAGTATTACAATCCGGACAACAAATCCGCATACCACAACAAGCGCGAACTTGACAAGAGGCTCGCAGACATTGACATTGAGTATTTGACCAAGGTGCGCGACCTTGAGGAGGAAGGGTCAAGAGCTCGTTATAAGGCCCAACGCGACTTGGACAAGGCAACTAAGGATGAGGAACTTCGCCAGCGCAAGCAGATGGAGGAGGACATGACCGCCTGGCTGTACATCTACTCCCAGCAGGGAGCGAAGGACCGCATGGATGCCGAGTTGGCGGTAGTTGATGAAATGCTGAATCAGGAGAGAATAAAGGCCGAGCAAGCCGAGGAGGCCAAGGATGCTATCCGTCGCAAGTACCGCGATGAGGTGAATACCAAGACCGGCACCAAGGCACCTAATCAGGACTTCACAGATGCTGCGGACAGCAGGGACAAGCAAATGGCCGCCCTTGAGGATGTATATAAGCAAGGCCTGATTTCAGAAGAAGACTACAACTCCCGTCGCTGGCAGATCATCCAGAACTATCACAACAAGATATCAGAACTTGTCAGTGGTGAGGGATCGCAATGGGCTACTCTTGTCACCAACCTTGTTGAGACGTGGGAAGCCGGATTTGACAGCCTGGGAGAAACCATCCCCGAAAAATTGAAGACTATAGGGCAGATGGCTTCGGCCGCATTTGCCATCATGAATCAGGGGCTGGCATCTTATACCGAATATGCTAACGCTAGCCGTGATTTGGAAGTGGCCAAGGTCACTGAATCTTACGACGAGCAGATCAAGGCTGCGGGTAACAATCAGAAGAAAGCGCAAAAACTGGAAGAGAAGAAGCAGAAGGAGATAGCGAAGATCAAGACGAAGTATGACAAGCGTGCTCAGAAGATCGAGATTGCGCAGGCGATCGCTTCGACGGCATTGGCGGCCATCAACGCGTATGCCAGTGCGTCGAAGGCCAATTGGATTCTGGGTCCGATTGCTGCTGCGATGGCGGCGGCTGCTGGCGCCATCCAGATTGCAACGATCCAGAAGCAGCACCAAGCGCAACAGGCGGGCTACTATGAGGGTGGTTTCACAAGGAGGGACCATGACGACCGCCGTGAGGTTGGCGTGGTCCATGCCAACGAGTTTGTGGCCAACCACGAGGCAGTCGCCAACCCTAACCTGGCCCCGGTGCTGAGGATGATCGACCAGGCGCAGCGCAACAACACGGTGGGGTCTCTGTCGGCTGAGGACGTGAGCCGCGCGATCGGCCAGGGCAGGATCCTGGGACAGACAGTGGCCGCTCAGCAGCAGATGGCCGCCCATGGGGACCAGAGGTTTGCAGTGGTGGCCGCATCGGTCCAGGAGCAGACCGATGCCATCGCCCGGTTGCAGCAAGCCATTGACGAAGGCATTGAGGCCTATGTGGTAATGGACGGCGAGCGCGGCCTGGACAAGCAGTACAGGCGTTATCAACGCATGGTCAATAACCCCAAGCGCTGATGATAGTTGGCACGATTATTGCTGATTTAGATATAATAGTTTAACTTTGCAACCACAAAAACTGGAGTGTTATGCGTAGGTTTTTATTGATGATCATTATAATAGTGTGTGCTGCGACTCCATCATGGGGAAAGTTCGCGACACAGGTAGTTGCTTATGAAAAGATAGATTACCACGAGTACACAATAATGCTTGATTGTAATGCTGCTAACAGTGACACAGTTTACCATATCACGGTGAAAGATGATGGTCGCGTTTATCGATCGAAGGAAGCTGTCATGCTGCTGAAGTTGGGCGGAGGTGAGGTCGTTGAGTTGCATCCAGATAGCCGGTGGTGCATGCAAGAGATAGATAGCATGTACTATAACAATGAAGGCGAGCCGGTGTTTATCTATCGAGACGAGATGGTTTACTTTTACCCCATTGACAGGCGGACAATAGAACATATCATTTCAAAGGGTGTGCTGAAGGTGCGCCTGGAACTCACGAGCGCGACATCATGGGCGGAGAAGACATGGAAGTCTGATGTATGGGGCAAGAAACTGGGCATAGCATTGAATGATGTTGAAAAGCAATTGTCTCCTGATTACGTTCCACCGAAAAAGAAAACCATCTATGATGGCTTTTAGGTGATTCTTATTTGACATAATGTAGGAGACTGTGGCGGTCGTCCCTGAAGTGGGGCGGCCGCCATTTTCGTGCCGTTAGGATGTGTTTTTCTCAAAAAATTGAGCAGGTTTTTAATTCTACAATGCCTACAAGGGCTACATTGCGTAAAATCAGCGGTTTAGCGGTTTTTCTCTATGCCTACAAACCGCTACAAGCGCCTACATTTTTCTACATTTTTATGATATTGCCTACAAATATCTACTATATCTACATTTGTAGGCATGGTGGGGCGAAGCCCCGAAAAATATAACTATGTCTATTTCAATGCTTTAATTAATTGTAGTCGTTTGTAGGCGTTGTAGTCGCGAAAATGTGCCCACTATTTTGGATTTAATTTTTCCAACGATATATTGTTGAAACCAACGATTTATTATAACTTTGTGGTCTATCTCTTATGGAACAGATTGTTATATACATCAGACTTGAAAAGTACCTGGCTGAGTGGCTGACGCACTCGCTGGGAGATCCTGTCAAGTTCCCGTCGCAGAGCAACGAGAATGCAGTGATACGTGCTTTTCTCCAACAGGTGCCTAAAGGGGCAAAACCGCAGACTGGTGGAGATGGATTCACGGCGATCGTCATCCCTGAGTCTAAGGCGAAGCCGCCGGAGAAGTGGCATTACCTGGGGCCTAAAGGCCAGGATGCCGTGCGAGAAGCCATCAAGGACCTGTTTACACAGAACCTATGGTCAGATTTGTCCAGGCTTGAGAACACGCGCATCGGCGTGAACACGCGCATCGCTGCATGGTGCGAGATGCATGGAATTGGTCTGGACCGGGTGGAGACAGTGCGCCAGAGGTATTATCGCATCCGCGATGCCTATACCAGACGAGGAATTAACCTGCAAAATTCTGCTCGGAAAAAATCGGACAAGCCGCCCGAATTTTAGAAATAGCGTACAACCCTGCACAGGCCTGCACAGGCCCGCACAATCCCGTACAACACTCAACATAATATTCTATGTCACGACAACAATTATATAATAACATCGCCAAAGCGGAATGGATCCTGTCGCCTCGCCACATGCGCAATGTGGTGCTGCTTGATGACCACCGGGCACTGTTGCAGTACTATAGGCCGTTCAATCCTATATGCTTGGATGGCTTTGCCTCTTGCGAGACCAGCGAATCCGTCGAAGACGGCTCGAGGCTTACTACAGTTAGGCTTACAATGCACACTACTGATGACTTCTGGGTGGATGACCGCCATCTGTGCTGGCGTATCACCACCACTCAGGGCAATCAGTACTTGATTGGGCTTGATGAGCAGCCATGGCCTGTGGCCACTGTAGTGGATACATACCCGGATAAGACTACCGAGCGTAGCGGTAAGACGATTACCGTGACGTGGACTACTCCGCTAGGTCTGCTTCGTATAGTTGATTGATTTGTTCTACCATAAAGATGATTGATAATGGCCTGAGAATGGCGCTGTGAAGCGCTGCATCAGGCTTTTCCCGTCTTTTATGGGGATAATCGTTTGTCATAAATTTGCGATGATTAGAAAAATATCGACCGCATGAACTATCAGATTATCATAGATGACTATATCGGCTACTGGTGGCTGGATACCGATAAGGCGTCCATCCGCCAGAAACTGGAGGAGTATAAGGGCAAGCACGTGGACATGAAGATCTCGTCGCTGGGCGGCAGCCTGGATGACGGCCTTGATATCCGCCAGCAGTTGCTCGATCATGGTGACGTGACGGTTTACCTGAGCGGCTTCGTGGCCAGCGCCGCCACGGTGATTGCCATGGGCGCGAAGGAGATCAAGATGGGCAAGTACGCGTTCTTCCTGGTACATCGTTGCTCTAACTTTGTTGACATCTGGAGACAGGTCAACGCGAATGACATCGAGTCGATCATCGCCGACCTGCAACATCTCAAAGACGAGAACGAGAAGATTGACCGCACGCTTGCCGCCATGTATGCTGCCCGTTGCAAGAACCACAGCGAGGAGGAACTGCTGGCACTCCTGGACAAGGAGTGCTGGCTGACCGCCCAGGAAGCCCTTGACTGGGGCTTTGTCGATGAGGTGGTTGACCAACCGGCCGATGAGGCCCCGGCAGTGACTAATGCCGTCGCTAAGCGCTTCAATGCGCTGGGCCTGACAATGAACGGTCTGGAAATCCAGCCTGATCGCCCGGGCTTCGGCCTGAAACTGCAGGACATCCTAGATGGCATACGTGGTATCCGGGACCTGCTGACGGGCAAAAAGTCTGACAGTGAAACAAAACCACATAATGAAGAAAAGAGCATGAAGAAGATTATCAATTTCGTTGCACTGGCCGTGGCCCTCTCCATGGCCAAGATGGAATGCGAGGAGGGCGGCAGTGCCAATCTCACTGAGGAGCAGTTGCGCACCCTCGACTCCAAGATTAATGAACTGAACGCACAGCACGACGCTGACCAGAAGGCCATCGCCGAGCGTGACACTACCATCGCCGAACTGCGTGAGCAGGTTGCCAATCTGCAGAAGGCTCCCGGCGAAGAGACCAAAAAGGTCGACGAGACGACTGGCGAGGACGCTCCTGCCGCCGTTACAAGCAAAAAATTGTATGACTCCATCAAAGACATCATCTAATCATGGGTAAAGTTGTAATTAATCCTGCAGAATTGGCGCAAAGCGCCCACAAGTACCGTAAAGAACTGCTCCAAGTCCCCATGCACTCGATGCGTAAGACCACTCAGTACATGACTGTACGCCGTGGCATCCGCTTTAAGGAAACCGTGGGCGAGTTGAGCGGTGACATTGAGCTTGGTCCCTACAGCGAAACGCGCGTCGATGATGACGATATCAAAGCTAACGGCCGCACGCTGGAGACCTTCTTTGGCTCCGTCGTGAAGAACTTCAGCCCCAACAGTGTTGTCAAGAGTATCTATGACAGCGCCATCACTAAGGGCGAGCAGTTGACCAACGTCGAGATTGCCCGCCGTGTGCTGGCCTTCCTGAGCGCTAAGCTGGGTCACAATCTGGCTGCGCACATCTTTGATGCCGTGCGCAACGACAACGGCACAAAGAGCAAAGACCTGTTCAACGGCTTTGACACGATCATGACAGCCGAGATTGGCGCCGCCACGCCTACTGTCAGCACAGATCTCGGCAACCTCTTTGAGTTTGACGCTGCCATCAATGCTAACAATGCCATTGACCAGTTGACTGCCATGTGTGAGAGTGCTAGTGATCTGCTTGTGGACAATGATGACCGTGAGGTTAACTTGTATTGCTCACGCGCTATCTACCGTGCCTACCTGAAGGACTATCAGGCCAGCAACGGCGCTCTGCCCTACAACAATGAGTTTTATAAGCCCGTGATCGAGGGCTTTGAGAACGTCCATTTTGTGCCCCTGTACAACATGGCCAAGTCGCCTTATGTTTATCTGACGCCGCGTAGCAACATGCTGGTGGGCGTCAACCAGGAGGACGAAGAAGAGGATATCGCCGTCGAGAAGCACGCCGCATTTGTGCTTCAGTTCATTGCCACGATGTTCTTTGGTGTGCAGTTTGAGAGCCTCTCGCCCGAGAACCTGATGGTGGGCAAACTCCACGTGTAATTATTCACCGCATTTAAGAAAGGAAATCCTGACTATGACACCTAACAATAATGATTGCGCTAATGAGGCTCTGTATGAGAGTCTGAAACATTGCAAGGGTACGACCGTCCTGCCCGGACTGCGTCCTCACGTTTATTACATCCCGAAGAGCGACATCGCATCATGGCCCACGCGCACCAAAATCTCTGACAGCGGTGCGACGATGAAGAAACTCGGTCAGTTGAACGGCAACTTTGTGCTGGCTGCTGACAAGAAGTGGCGCCGCATCGACCTGGTCACGCCTCAGAGCAACGTAAACTCTGAAAGTCAGGGCGACAATCCGTCCAAGACGTTCAACAACACGGCTGCTTTCCGCTATCCAGGCCTTAACGCCGACGCTGTGGGCTTCTGCCGCCAGGCCAACGCTGATGATCTGGTTTTCCTGTGGCCGCAGCGCGACGGCCAGTACCGTGTCCTTGGCAACGAGATGTTCGAGACCAATGTTACCCCTGCCCAGGAGAGCGGATCCAGCGAGACCGACTCGGCCGGCACGACGATCAACGTCTCTGTAACCGATGAGATGCCCAGCCCCTACTATCTGGGCAAGATCGAGACTGAAGACGGTGACATTAGTGGCGCTGACGGTAGCGCTTGGCCTGCCAACGGCTGACACTTGGTTTTCATATCGTAATTTCATAGGAGTTGCGGGCCCTCTTCGGCAACGGCGAGAGCCCGCTTTTTAATACCAAAAATTATATGGACAATAATTTCACACAGAAGATGCAGGACTGGTTGAACCAGCCTGCCCATGAACGTGACATCGTCGCTGGTGCGACCATGCTGCTGCGACTGAACCGCAACCGTGTGCTGTATACCAACATCGTGCGCCGTCCTGAACGCTTTGCAGACAAGGTAGAGTATGAGTTGCGCAAGCACTTGAAGATCCGTCTGGATGGCCTCACCGTTGCCGACGTGGTGAAGATGGAGCGAGAAGTGATGCCTCGCGTGGAGCAGACTCTGAAGGACGCACTGGTCATCACCACCGATGCCGAGTTGCCTCAGGGCACCATCGCTCGTGGCAAGCGTCTTGATCATGACCGGCTTCCTGCCGAGATCCAGGCCCTGTGGGACGGCAACATCGAGAACTACCACAAGGTGCGCGACCTGCATCACCGCCTCAAGGAGATGGAAGCGGCTCCCCCGTGTGACCGCTATGAGTTCCTGAAACTGCTGGATGAGGCCGACCGACGTTATCGCGAGAACCTGGCGAAGTATGACGGCTTCGTCATCGGTCAGGAGCCTGCTACTGTCGTGGCAGACAACACTACAGATGCCCAAGCCCCCGAAAAGGATAAGGCGAGAATCAACGCTGCCCGCAAGTCTATCTCGAAGTGGAAGGCTGCTCTTATCAAAGCCTACGGCGATGGTGACGGCGAGAAGTGCACTGAAGCCCTGTCCAAAATTTCTGCTGCCATTGCAGACCTCCGCGCTGCCGGTGGCGCTTTGGGCACCAAGGTCAGCGCCGAACTCTTGCAGTTGGGTGTCGATCTTGAGGCAGAAGGCGATGAGTGAGGTGGCGTTCTCGCTGGCGCCGCTATCAAAAACTCCCTGCCAGGTCTATTTTGACAGCCGCACCAACCTGGCTGAGGTAATCGAGCAGGTACTACAGCAGACGGGACCGGCACAACTTACCATTTCCACATTCTCGACCAGCGAAGCCTTCCTCAGGCGGCTGCACCGTCTCAAGAAGGCGTCGCTGGTACAGACTTGCTCCTTATTCCTGGACCTCAAGGCAACCAAGAAGACGATGGAACTGCTGCCGATGATGCGGGGTGTGTGCGATGAAGTGGTACTGTGCCAGAACCACTCCAAGGTGGTGCTGATGTGTAACGACGCGCACAGGGTGTGCATCGTCACGAGTCAAAACCAGACGGTCGGTGGACGGGCAGAGTGTGGCGTGATACTGAGTGACTTCAATATCTATAATCAGTTGAATGATGGATTCAATCACCTACGAAAGACCGGATTCGAGCCCTCAATACTTTGACGGTTCTACTGTGGAGCGTATTATGGAACTTGCCGGGGATCTCACGCCGATCACCGAGATTGCAGCCCTCATCGGATATGATGAGGACAAACTGCGCCTTGCGTTGACCGACAAGCGGTCGCCATTGCGCAAGGTGTATCTCAAGGCGAAGGCTGAGACGGCCCACCGGCTGCGTAAGCGTGAACTTGAGTTGGCTGATGTCGGCTCACCGCTGGCGGTTCAGTTGACGCATAACTACCTGCGGGACATGGCCGCTGATGAAGACCTATGAGCGCTCCGTCGATTGAACTGGCCAAGGAACATCTGTTTGACTCCGTCGAGCAGATGCAACAGGCACATGTGCCGGCTGCAATGCAACAGCGGCTATTGCGACTCAGGGAGGTGTATACCTACTGGCTGCAGTGGCCGCTGACGCGTGACCGTGACATCGCAGACCGTATCATGCGTGAGCATGGGGTGCAGCGCACACAGGCCTACCAGGATATCCGCATCATCAAGGCCATCATGGGCGAGATGCACAAGACGACCAAGGAGTATCACCGCTTCAAGTTCCTGCAGATGATTGAGGAGTCCTACAACATGGCCAAGGTCAACAAGGACGCCAAGAGCATGGTGGCGGCTGCCGACAAGTATGCCAAATATACACAGTTGGACAAGGAAGACCTTCTCGATCGTGGCTTTGATAAGATTATTCCACAGCCGTTCAAACCGACGGATGACCCGAGCGTGGCGGGCTTCAAACCAATCCCCAACATCCGCGAGCGTATCCAGAAGAAAATCCAATCCTACTGGAGCGAGGAGGTAGAGGATGTCGAGTTCGAACCGGTTGACTTCAATGCTGACGAACTGTTTCACCCTCAAAAACCTGATGACGATGAAGCCGATTGAACCGAAGCCGTTCTACATGAATGACATCCAACAGGAGGTGATTTACACCGGTGCAAAGGATACCATCCTGTGTGCCGGGCGTGCCCTGGGTAAGGGTGTCATCCATGCGATGTGGAACCTCAGGAACATGCAGCGCATGCCTGGCTCCATCACGGGTATCGTCTCGCCCAACTGTAAGCGTGCGCTCACCAACACGCTGCCGTCGATGCTGACGCATTGGGAGACGCTGGGCTATAAGCGCAACATCCATTGGTGCATCGGTATCAAGCCGCCAAAGGCTTGGGGATGGCCTGAGCCCATCTTCAAGCCGGAGAACTACGAGAACGTGCTGTCGTTCTACAACGGAAGCATCGGCTTCATCATCTCACAGGATCGTGCCGGCACGTCAAACTCGCAGTCCTATGACGCGCTGGATATTGATGAGGCCAAGTTTATCAACTTTGAGCAACTCAAGGATGAGACGCTGCCCGCTAATCGTGGCAACCGTCAATACTTCGGCAAGCACTACTTCCACCATGGCATGCTCATCACGAGCGACATGCCGGTGACAAAGAAGGGCTCCTGGTTCCTGGACTATGAAAAGAAGTGCGACAAGGAACTCATCGCGCTCATCCAGGGCACGGTCTGTGAAATTTGGCGATATGAGAAGCACATCCGTGAAATGGTGGCTTCAGGGAAAGAGCCGTCCCGATCCATCAGGTCCAAGATCAGCACGCTGCACCGTGACCTGTGCCGCATGCGTAGCGTGGCGACCTACTATCGTGAGGCCAGCACCATCTACAATATGCAGGTGCTGGGTGAGGCCTTTATCAATCAACTCAAGCGTGACCTGCCGCCGTTGACGTTCCAGACGTCGGTACTGTGCAAGCGCATCGGCATCGCCCGTGACGGCTTCTACAACTCGATGACCGAGGGCAACAAGTACAGTGCTGCCAACTTCAGTTACCTGGATAACCTGGAGTACCAGTTCGACAAAATCAAGGAACCGTGCTCGCTTGCCGACAGTGACGTGGACACCAACCAACCCATCGCCATTGCATTCGACTACAACAGCAACATCAACTGGCTCGTTGCCGGGCAGCCTCGCAAGAGTCAATTGTTGGTGCTGAAGTCATTCTTTGTGAAGTTCGAGCGCAAACTGCCCGAACTGGTGAGTGACTTCTGCCTCTACTACCGTCACCACAAACGCAAAGAGGTCGTTTTCTACTTTGACAGTACGGCGCTGGGCAGCAACTATGCCGTGAACGATGAGGACTTCAAGTGGGTCATCATTGAGGCGTTCCGCTCCAAGGGATGGCGCGTGAATGAGGTGTACATCGGCAAACCCATGCGCCACATCGAGAAGCAATTGCTCATCAATCGCATGCTGGCGGGCAAGTCAAGGCTCAAGGTGATGATCAACCGTGAGAACAACGAGGACTTGCTGGTGTCGATACAGACAGCCGGTGTGTATAATGGCGGCAAAGATAAGCGTGGGGAGAAGTTGGCCGAGACCGAGGAGGATAAACTGGAAGCCCGCACCGACGGCAGCGACGCCTTCGACACGCTGTGCATCGGCTGTGAGCGCTTCCCCAAGGTGGCATTCTCAATGGGTGTCACCAGTTCGTGGTAAACTTATTTGTTTATACCAAATGCAGTTAATTTCTATTTCATCAGAATGTCGCCGCCCGTGAGGGTCGCGTCATTTTTTTTGTCTATATGGTAGGCGTTAATCTTTCCAGTTGTTTCCATCTCTTCAAGTACTTGAAAGGATAGCCACCAATTGGCCCAATCTCTCGGGTGTGATGTGGTGTGCCCTTGGTGGTACCATGCGGGCTGTTCATAACCGTGAGGACGGGCACCTTGGGACTTGCTCCCCTCTCGCGCTCACCCCATCAACCTTACATGCTTGCCTTACATGGTCGCTCATCGGCTGTGGCCACCCGCTTATTGCCGTGGCGCTGGCTCTCTCCTGTTGGCTACAGACTAGGGTTCTTCGATGGGCTGGTTGCCATCGGCTCTGGCCCATTGGGATTGTGCTATGTCGCCTATGAATTTCTTTTGCTGATGGTATGCCCGTGGTTGCCTTCAACGGGAAGGGATGCCGCTGCCTAGTGATGGGTGCCGTTGTGGCTGCCGTGAGGGTGATGCGTGCCATGAATGTCCAGTGAGTCATTTTTTATTAGCCACCGCAAAGTTGCGGCGACACGTGACAGGCAAGGGCCATGTCGAGTTGTTCCAGACAATTCTCCAGCCCCGGATGGGGTAGTAATTGTCCTGACAACCCTTGCTGGAAGTCACTAACATCGCTCGCCACAAAGCAGTGTCAATAAAAAATATTAACTCACTAAAACATTCTTTATTATGGTACGCATCAACAACACTTCAGCATTTGTCAACAACGACAACATTTTCATGGCAGCACGTTTCACCTACATCCCTACCTCGGTGCAGGCTACAGGACAAGCCTGGGGCATCCGCAAGAAGGTTTGGAAATTCAAGGACGGCGACGTGAACACCTCTAGCGAGGTCGCCCAGTGGGTCAGCAAGACGCTCGATGAGAACCTGCCCGGTCTCGAAGGCTGTACCCTGGTCTGCATCCCTGCAAGCACCCAGGAGAGAACCTGCATGCGCTACGAGCAGTTCGCGGGTGAGGTTTGCAAAGCAACCAAGATGGCTAACGCTTTCAAGCACATCAAGGTCGAGGGCAACCGACTGGCTCTGCACGAGCACAAGGTGTGCAAGTCTATCTCCAAGGTGTCGGTCCTCAAATTCGATGCGAAGTTCTTCAATGGCCGCAAGGTGGTCATCTTCGATGACGTGATCACCAAGGGCAGCAGTTTCGCTAACATGGTTGAATACCTCGAGAGCATGGGCGCTGTCGTGGTGGCTGGTATCTTCCTTGCCATCACCCAGACGGGTGAAGCCAAGAAAGACTGATTAACTTGCCCCTACCATCTAGGGGCATTTTATATACTTGACCATCAAAATATATTTGGAAAACCAAAAATATATGTTACCTTTGCAGTGCTTTCACGTTGAACATAACAAGGACTATTTTAATAAAGTTTGCACAACACGGTGAGCCAGCAGTGATGCCCGCTCACTTTTTTTTTGTGCCCAACCCCACGCCCCGATGTCGCTGCTGGCGATGGCTGCGCTTGTCTGCTTATCTCCCCGGCGTTCAAAAATGAGGACAGAGTGCGCGGGTTCATCCCTCCAATTGACCAGGAATAAGCTGGTTTGAATCTGCTTAATGTGTCCGGAAACATGTTTTACAGCATATTTCGGCAATTTTCTGGCAAAACATGTTGTACATTTACAATATATTCCCCAATTTTGCGGTGCATTTAAAGATCTCAAGGCCTGCTCGCAGGCTGCTATCCCGTGGGAATGCCCTCCTGCGGGATTTTTTTTGCCTCATAATTACTGAAAACGGTAAAAATGTAACTTATTTGTTATTTTTTTCGTGAAAATATTTGGTGGGTTGTAACAAATGTGTTACCTTTGCATTGTCAATATGACAAAAGAGCTCTTTAAAATTATGAGGTACCATGAATTGATTAGACGCCTGCGCCGTGCGGGATGCACGATTGACAGGCACGGGACACGGCATGACATCTGGTACAGCCCCATCACGGGCAACAAGGCGCCAGTGCCGCGTCATGGAAGCAAGGAGATCCCACCTGGGACTCTGAAATCTATTGAGAAAGAGTTGCTCGGGCTTTAAGCCCGAGAGCTCTTTTGTCCCGAAAATTGATCATGGAACTGTCATGTTTTGGGCTCTTTTTGTAGAGAATATGAAGAATAATTAGCATACCTTTCAAGACTTGTAGTTACATTATGAAAAAATTAACACTGCTCGCGATTGTGGAGCGAGGCAAGGGTAAGGGCAACTTCTCGTGCTTCGCTACTGAGAGCGTGGGCAACTACGGCCTGAACGGCTTTGGCCGTTCGGCTCGTGAGGCGATGGAGGACATCAAGGAAGCCGCCCGTGAGTTCCGAGAAATGGCCGCTGAGGAAGGCAAGGATTTTCCCGAGGAAATTGAGTTCGACTTCCGCCTGGACGTCGGATCCTTCTTTGACTACTATCCGCTCGACGTGACGGCTACGGCAAAATATATCGGCATCAATCCGTCGATTCTGCGCCAGTACGTTTCATCCATCCGTGAACCCCAAAAGAAACAGATCGACAAAATCAATGCAGGGCTGGAACGCCTTGCCCATGACCTGGGCTGTGGCCTGAAGATGATTGACAGGCCCGCCGTGTCTTATGTTCAATAATCAATTCCTAACCATTAACACACTAAAGAGCTCTTGCGTCCCGTGCCGCCCCATCGAGGGCTGTGCGGGGCGCGTTTTTTTTGCTCTGGTTTGAATATGCTATCTCAATGAAATTTTACTCTATTTCAGTATTTTTTTTAATTTTTATTTTAAAATTTAGAATGATGGCATTATCTTTGCATCGATATAATCAGATTACAGCCTCTTCCCACTAAATTATTGAAAGCGAATAAAACCAGTAACAGAACGACTGATAAACAGTAAATTATGAAAAAGGATTGCATTAGCCTGGCATTTGTGGCAGTGTTCGCTAAACCACTGTCTGTTGTCCCTGTGCCAGATAGTGAATTTTGCAAAAATCTGTTTGGGAATCCGCTTGACACCTATCACGGTATGGGACCCGAAGGTTATGTGATAGCAGTAAAAAACAAACCGGTTCCGGCTGTTGTCATTGGTCCAACAAAAATCATGGTGAAGGCGCACAATGTTGAGGATCTTGCCAAATATGTAAAAGAATTTTCCGAATTATCTGCTCAAAAGGGAGTCTCTATGGCCTATAGCGCCTATGGAACTAACGGTGAATATCAGTGGTTGGAACTGCCATCGTCCTCAACAGAGTGGATGTGGAAAAGGTTTGTAAACCCCTCAATGGAGATTTCTCCTACAGGCAGCCAATGCACAAAAATATCATTCAGATTTATTGAAAGTGCAGAGGAATCAGTCAATATTGAGGTCGAGCCTCGCAATGGGGTCCATGATGGGCTGTTTGTTTCAGTAAACCATCATCACGAGCATGGTGGTGATGCTCTTCCGTGTCAGGAAGAACTGACTGAAATGTTCCGTCGCTCTGAAGAACTGTTCGATAACAAGTATTTCAAGAAAATCATCACAGACTGACTATGAACAAATCAACGGCATCATTCACCTACATTATTTTAGCCGTAACTTTTTCACCATCTGTTGCGATTGGTATTCAAAGTATTGATTCTGGAACCCAGAATGTGACGGAGTTGTCGTGGGATAATATCAGTTCCATGTCTTCTAACATATCTTATGGCGGCGCCATGCACCAAGCCGAGGAATCAAAAATCCTCTATGACTTCATCTCGGACATCATTAATAATTCGAAGCCGATGCCTGCAGAGTTTGCACAACTGGTAAATGATAATTTTTGGGATTTGGTTGATTGATGGAAGAATTTGCGGATAAAATCAGTTTATATCTACCTCAATATCTGTCAGATCCTTCCAGGAGTGCTTTGATTGACGAACTAAAGCGATTTCCCACTGATCGCTCAAAGGCGTCATTCTATACCTGTGCGCTTAGCGACGTTGATTACCTTCTCCAAGGTGATGGTATAAGTGACGCTTTTTATGTGTGGTTGCCGGACTTGTCTAAGACAGGGAACATTAAAGCGCTCCTACTGTCAAACACATGTGACATGTCTCTGGACAACCAAAGAATCAATCCATGCAGGGTCATGTATGTGCCGTTGATCAATTTTGAAAAATATGCACAATTGGTCAATGCGCAGAATCCATCTGCCGCAGAGAATCACCTGAAAGACATAAAAGCGCAACATGTTACACAAGCGATGTTTCTCCCAAAAGGGCAGGGATTAGATCATGATGCCATTGCGTTCTTTGACCAAGTAATAAGTTTGCCTCTCACCAAGGATCTGGTTCAACAGTTCTGTACTAACAGGATGTTCACGTTAAGTAACTTTGGATTGTATCTTCTTTTACTCAAGTTATCAATTCATTTTACAAGAATCCAGGAAAGAATTGACAGAGAAACTGGCATTGATATGGGACTGCAAGATATTAAATAGCGACTAAGCAGGTTTGAATCTGCTTAATATGTCCGAAAATATGTTTTAAAGCATATTTTCGGATTTTTCTTGCTTAAATATTTGGTCATTCTAAAATTTAGAATTTACTTTGCAGCGCTATACCCAACGATGTTAGTCATCGCCGCACGAGTGCCGGTTAGCCGCTCGAATCTGCTTCGGGCTATTTTTATGCCCGAAAACCAGCCGATAGAAGGCTGCCTTTCCGATCCATAAATGGCACTCCCTCGGGATGACACTTGTTGGGTATAGCAACGGAACAGGCAGCCGTTTTTATATACTGCCAATTGCTATACCCAACAAGTGTTATGAACACAACCATTCAAATCAACCGAGAGAGTGCGCCCATCGAGGCGCTGGCCACAGCAGCGGTCAAGGCGCTGCTGACGTTTGCAAAAATTGCAATTTCCACTTCAGTCAACACCCTGCTGGCGTTGTGCGCCTTCATCAGCCTTATGGGCTGGCTCATCAGCGAAGGCCAGGCCGGCAACCCTGCCCCCTGGTGCATCGCCTGGGTGCTCCACTTCGCGCTGATGAGCGCCATCGACATCAAGAAAGGAGGTGTGAAGTAATGACCGGCAATCAACAAAACGACTGGACCAGCCCGGCTGCCGTGCGCAATCAACACACAGAGGCTGAATATTCCCGTGCCCGTCAAGCCTTGATGAACAAAAAGGCCCAGGAACTGCACGAGGTGGATGAGCGCTACCGCATCATCAAGAACGCCTACCAACTGGAGCGCACCAGCATCAAAGAACAATTCGCCCTGCAGCGACTCAACCTCAAGACTCAGATTGAGCACCTGAAGGATAAGCGTGCCGACCTGCGCCATGCCTTGCGCCTCGATGCCCCGACCGAGGGCATGGGCGACCTTGACGACTTCACCACCCGCATCAGCAACCTGGAAGCGCAGCGCATCGGTCTCTCCCGTCAGGAGATTATGAGACTTGCCGATGCTGAAGGCCGCTTCAATGACCGCGCTCAGATCGCAACCGACGAGCGCAAGGCCATCTGTGAACACTACAACAAACTCATGGAGGAACTGCGCGACAAGTACATCAAGCAGGTGGATGATAACCGTGCCGCTGCCCGCCAGCAGCACGAGAACCAGGAAGGAGGTGCTGAAGCATGATAGCCGATTTCAAGTTCTATGTGAACCTCAAGGAGATTCACAAGTTGAGTGGCGATAGGAATATGTGCCTCGAGTATGGCGACACAACGGCCACTAAACATGGAGATATCAATGTCTGCATGTATGAGCCGGCAAAACCTGGTGTCTCGATCACTGGTGAATGGCGTTACCTGGGGACATTCCATGGCAATGGCGAGTTTACCTCAGCCGAAGGCCTTGCCTGTACCATCAAGCGTGGAGTGGACGGGCTGATGGTCAACGAGATTCAGCCCGAGAAGAAGCGCTGCTCTTGCTGTGGCCAATTCAAGCCGCTGCGCATGTTCAATTCCAAGGGGACCGGCTATCAGTCCTACTGCCGCCTTTGCCAGCAGCGGACTGCCAGGAACATGAAGAAAGGAGGTGCCCAATGAAGATCTATTTCTGCACCGAGGTAGTGACATACAAGGCTTCGAACCGTAAAGGAGAAGAGGCGGCATTGTTCGCATCGCGCCTCAAGCATCGCCTTATCAAAGGCAAGAAGCCCACTCAGGATCTAATCAAGGCCATCAAGGACCATTGCCGATTGCTGGACCGCAAGTATGCCAAGTCAAGGGCTCGAGACCTGGTCGTTGAGCCTTATTCCGGTGTCCCAGGCCACTGCCAGATCACCATCTACTGCGGCGACCCCACCAACCAGACCTCCCAGCCCAAGGCGGCAGTGGTCTATCTTGCTGAACTCGCTGGGGAGATAGACATGGACAAGTTGGAGTCCGGCACCATCGCATTTGAGCCAGAGGAAGGAGGTGAGGCCGTATGAACGCCAAGAGTTATCATTTCCAACTGCTCAACGGTCGCAAGGTGGTGACCGATACAGAGTGCACCTTCCAGGAGATTCGCCGCATGGGTGACATGATGGCCACAAGCCAGAAACACCACTTGAAGGTTCAGGCGTTCAATGCCCCCAACAACAATTGGGATTACCTGGGCGTCTTTATGGGCAACCGCCAGTTCCTGAATTGGGATGGCGACAGATGGCAAATCAACTCAGACTATAACGGCATGACGCGCATGACCGCAAGAAAGGAGGTGGCTGCAGTATGAGTACCAGGAGCACCACATGTGAGAAGAGCGTGACCATAGATTATCCTGAAGACAACATCAAGGTCAAGGTGTCGCGTCGTGTGTACCCAGAGGATCCCGATGACCCCGGCTTCACAATTTTCACGGTTGACCTCGAGGGCTTCGGCAACAGCCAGGCACAGTTCAGTTCAGTGAAAAATCTTGAACGCTACCACAAGGCCATTGGCTATTTCCTGAAACACTTTAAAGAGAAAGGAGGCCAGGATGAGCAACGATAATTATCTTGAGGTGCTGCACAAGAATATGGATGCAGTGAAAAACGGAGAGGCCAAAGAAGAGATGATGCCGCTGCTGCAATGGCTGCTGAACTATCGCCCGGCTACCTATGGCGACGACGATGTGGAATATAAGACTACCGCCGAGATTCAGTCCACGCTGGCCGACATGGTGACGATAGACCTTAACTTGATATCCACCGTCATGTGGCGCCTGGGCTATGAAGTGAGCGTCTCCACCGTTTACCCTACATGGGCTATGATCCCAACCAACTAAACACTTAATCCTTCGCTCGAGCGGCGGCTGGTTCATGTGCCAGTCGTCGCTTTTCCTACAATATATTTTTGGTTTACCAAATATATATTGTAACTTTGCGGAGAGTAATAGATTTTTTTTTCATGTATACCGAGAATTGATAAGGTTTATAGTTTTAAAGTTCTTCTCCGCTGCGTCGTGAGGCGCGGCGGGTTTTGTCTTTTATTGAGAGTATGATCTATATTAACTTCGCGTTATGATTAATTATGATAATACATGGCCATGGGTATGCTTCTCGTCAGAGTTTGACGAATTGCAGATTACCGCAACATCGCCTATCACATTGACCATCGCAAGCGCGAGCGGGCTTCTGCTACAGAACAAGTACACGCCTATATCCGACAAGGTGTCTGTGTATGACCTGGACCGTTTACTGGCAACATCCGATAGCGACATGCTGGCGCAGTACGAGTTTGCGGTCTCTGGGCAGGGCTCGAAAAGGGTTCTTATCCTCAGGTCTGGCACAAAGCAGACCATGTCTGGCGCTGACTTTGTTGCCGGGCATTTCCTGTCACCCGTCATGGGCGAGCGCACCACGACGCTTAACCGTCGCGAAATGGTGACGGCGCTGCTGGATACATCTGCGGATATTGTCGCGTCATGTGTCTATGCTGATGGCACGACGCTGTCGACTGGTGACATTGTGCTGGCATCCGGTGTGCCGGCACAATCGCTGCAAGAGGTGGACTGCTCGCCATCGCTGCTGGTGGACGAGAGTAAGGGCCGTCTTGTCCAATATGTGGTCAAGGCTGGTAACCGACGCATGTTATACCGCGTGCGGCCCACCTGCGCTACTCGTTTGGGCCTGTTGTTTCGTAACGACTTCTCGGTGTGGGAACCTGCCTACTTCACCGGCATGAATGAGCATACGCAGAAGATTACTCGAGAGCAGGCTGCCATAGGTACTATTATGACAACCTACGACATCCGCGAGGAAGATTCGGTGAAGTCCAACACCGGTCCACTGCGGCCAAGTGAGGTGGAACTGTTCCGCTCGCTGGCTCGCTCAACCGAGGTTATGCTGATAGAAAATGGCGCTGTGACCGACCCAGTCGTCATCGACGACGTTTCGGTCAAGCACACCGATGAAGAGGGGCACCTACCGGCCTTCACATTCACCTGGCACCGCGCGTCGCTCCGTACAGTGACGACAGTGCCCATAACACCGCGCATCTTTGATGAGACGTTTGACGACACCTTCGAATAGGCCCAAGGGCGTGCTGCACATCAAGGACGCCATCCTGCTACTCGAGAGCGGGCAGCCGGTTGACTTGCGCCTGTGGAAACTCGCGACCGGTGATATCCTGGAATACAAAGGCGCCGTCTGCATCGGCGGCCACTGGCGCAAAGGCACCCATCGCGTGAGGTTGCCCAAGAGCAATGTTATCCGTGAGTTCAGGGACGTGACCCTGTTTGAGATTAATAACAATACAATATATCTATGACAATGGACAAGACAACATTCCCATTCCCCAAGGGCGAGGTCTTCCGCGTAGAAGGCTCCAAGGTGAATGCCGAGATGAGCGAGATGACCGACAGCGGCGACATCTTCGATGAGGATGGTATCCCTGCAGCAAAGCCGTTGCCGTTCTACCCCAAGACGAACTACATCCCGTTTGGGCCCGATGACCTGCTGCCCTTCCACATGATTCACCTCATCGGCAAAGACGAGATCATGAGCCAGAACAAGTACTTCAACGTGCTGACCTGCTATGGCGCCGGCCTCAAGTACAACGACATCGAGACTGGGCAGCCGACCAGGGACGCCGAGATTCGCCGCTGGATGATGGACAACTCGCTGCCGGAGTTCTTCCTGGAGCAGGCGACGGACATGAAGTATTTCTTTTTCAGCGTGGCGGTGATCATCCTCTCGAAGGACGGGTCACGCATCGTGCAGGTGCGACACAAGGAGTCTTGCTACTGCCGCATGGAGCAGGCCGACGAACATGGGCGCATCAACCACATCTTCTATGCTAACTGGCGTAAGCGTCCGGCAAAGAAGAGCGACATTGAGAGTATCATGCTGCTGGACGAAAAGAACCCGCTGGGTCACCTCGAGGTGCTGATGGGACGTGCACCTGGCGCCGACGGCATCACCAAGGAGCGCACCAAAGCCCGCAAGTTCGCTATCCTGGTGCGTTATCCGACTCCGGGGCTGCAGTACTATCCTGTGCCTTACTACACCGCCATCTTCCGTGGCGACTGGTTCGACATCAAGCGGCTGATCGGCATCGGCAAGAAGGCGAAACTCAAGAACCATGCGAGCGTGAAGTACCAGGTGGAAGTCCACAAGGACTACTGGTATAACATCTGTGAAGAGGAACACATCAGTGACCCGCTCAAGATCCAGGAGCGCATCAACAAAGAGAAAGAGAACATCAAGAACTTCGTCGCCGGCATCGAGAACAGCGGCAAGGTCTGGATTACGGGCTACTACATCGACCCGAATGGCAACGAGATCAGGATGGTGCGCATCAATACCATCGATGCCGGCAAAGAAGGCGGCGACTGGAGCGAGGACATCCAGGAGGCCGCCAACATGACCTGCTACGGCGACAATATCCATCCTAACCTGGTGGGTGCGACGCCCGGCAAGAGTCAGAGTAACAACTCGGGCAGCGACAAGCGCGAGTTGTTCACGCTCAAACAGTCGCTTGAAAAGTCCTGGCATGACCTGATGCTGAAGGTGCACCAGGTGATCATCTACTATAACGGATGGCAGGACAAGGTGGAGCCTGATGTGCCGATGATCATGCTCACAACGCTCGATGAGCACAACGATGCCAAGCAAGTATCACTCAAAAATAATTCTGAATCATGAACATCAACATAACCCGAGAAGATTTTGAACGTTACTGCCCGTCGGCTGTTATGCCCGATGATGTCGTCTATAACCGCATCTCGGCATATTTTGACAATGGCATACGTCTCGCTCAGCGTATCGTTGGCCCCGGCGTGTCCGATGATGTCGAAACGCTGAGGCTTGCTACGCGTGTGGCTGTACTCGAGGCCTATAATCTAGCCATACCGCATCTCGATCTGGTGCTGACAGAAAACGGATTTGGCGTAGTGAGCAACCAGAACGTCGCACCTGCCAGCCGTGACCGAGTGCTGCGCCTGGCTCAACAGGTGCGCGACAGCCGTGATGATGCCGTCGATGACCTGCTCGACGCGCTGCGTGGCAAAGAACAGTGGCGGGAACATGCCATTGCTATAGGTGCATTCGCCTCGCTGGTGTGGAATGCCAAACGCCAGTTGCCCGTCATGGGTGTCACGGATGCTCACCGCACTAAGATGACCGAACTGCGTCCAGTCATCGATGCTGCTGAGGAACTGCTTAAGCAGTACATGTCTGAAGACCTCCACCTCGAGATGCGCATGGCGTTGCTCGGCGGCGACCTCGGGAAAGAACAGACGGCATTGCTCCACAAGGCTCTGCTCTTTATAGGCGCCTATATCACCGGTACCCAGAAGATGATCCGCTGGCACATGGCTCAGATCATCGAGTTCCTGGAGCGCCATCTCGATACCTTCGAGACCTATAAGACGTCAAGCGCTCACCAGGCCAATACATTCACCCCCTATTCTAACAAGAAAGATGATCCGTGCTACTTTTTCGGCTGATGACAACAAGTTATCATTCTCCTTGCCACAGTCCTGGGACGAACTCTCGCAAGACGAACTGGCCATGGTTTTCCGCTCATTGCAGCGCAACCCGTCGAGCGAGCAGGCCCGGCTCGCCATCCTGTTGCATCTTACGGGCATGTCGATCATTTACCGCGAGGCCACACGTTGGCGTTGCAAGGTGCGCGCGGTGTGTTCCGGTAAGGACACGACTATATCGTTCCTCATCGACCGCGAGAAAATGGCGTGGATGATCGAGCAACTGGAGTGGGTGCAGCGCCCCGGCAACATTCCTGTCAGACTAGACGAGTTGCGGCATCGCTGGCACAGTTACTCGGCTCTCAATGCCGCCTTCCACGGCGTGCCGTTCAAGACCTACCTAATTGGCGAGAACTGTTACCAGGGAGTGCTGATGTCCCGCTCCATGGGCGCCATCAGTCAACTCGCCGGCGTGTTGTATCCTGGCATCACCCGCGCTCTTGAGGAGTGGGAACAGTTGATGATTATCCAGTGGTGGGCACAACTCAAGGAAATGTTTGCCCAACTGTTCCCTGTGTTTTTTAAGCCCGGTGGCGGCACAGAGCCCGACATGCGCAGCATCATGGATAACCAGATCAGAGCACTCACTGGTGGCGACATCACCAAGGAGAACGAAGTGCTGGAGATGGACACCTGGCGCGCCCTCACCGAACTCAATGCAAAGGCTCAAGAGGCCGAAGACTTTAAAAAATCCTCCAAAAAATGAACGCAAAACAACTCTTTGACTACATAGGCTACTTCCGCAGCCTGTATGAGCACAATGTCCTAGCCCAGACCTCCGGGTTCCGGTTTTGCACCTGTTCAGGTCCTGGCGGTCTGCAGGGCATGCTGCAGCAGTTCCGCACGGCTAACGCCTTCTTCTGTGTCGATGACACTTGCGATGGACGCATCACCCGCCAGCGAAATGGCGGCTACTTCAACACGCGTGTGCTGATGGTCTACCTGCTGCGCCGCTACAACATTAAGACGATGGACTCATACCAGGCAGCCCTCGATGTCTGCCGCCGGCTGTTGCAACAGTTGATGTCCCGCATGATCATCGATGAGGATGCCTTGTCTAACGAGATGGTATACCTGCGCACAGATTCGCTCAGGACAAACGAGTTGGGACAATACTTCCTGAACGGATGCACGGGCCTCTACTTCCGCGTAGAGGTGAATGAACCTGTTGACTTGACCTTTGACGCCTCGCAATGGACGTGATCGAACCCAGAGACCCTGCACAGGTTGCACAGGATGTCGACCAGTGGATTGACGGGTGGAGCGATAAGATGATTGAGATCTGGCGCGAAAAGCAGTTGGATCTGGATGTGCACGACACCGGAGCACTGGCCCAGTCGATGACAGCAGATGCTATGCATGAGGGTCTAAGTGCCCATATTGTGCTGGAGTTTCTGCAATATGGCGCCTATCAGGCTATGGGCGTGGGGCGCGGATACATCCATGGCAACGGAGGCGATCTGCAATTCCTCAACCCCGTATATCGAGAGGAGCATCATCTGAATGAGCCCCGCAAGCGAGACCCCAAATGGGGTGGGGGATATACCAGTGGCGAGCCCCGAAGGCGGCGTGACTGGATCACGCCGAAACTGTATGCATCGGTACTGAAAATGGCTGAAGTGATGGCGCAACTTACGGGACTGATGGGCGTTGCCATGGTGTGCGATGCCCTCGAGAATGTCCGCTCGGCCTTGAGGCAGTCACGTCGATCGAGCGGAGGCAGCGCTGGCGGCACGGTCTTGTTCTGACTGTGTTTTGTCTTTTTGTCGGCCGAGTGTGCGGGCTATTTTTGCACTAAATCAAATTTATAATATTATGGCAAAAAACAACTGTGCTAATGAGGCTCTGTATGATAGCCTCGAACATTGCAAAGGGGAGACCGTCTTGCCGGGTCTGCGCCCTCACGTGTATTACATCCCAAAGAGCGATATCATGGCATGGCCCAAACGTGTCGATGTCGAAGACGACGACGCTACAATGCGCCGGTTGGGAACGCTGACGGGAGACTTCATCCTTGCGGCAGACGCGTATTGGCATCGCATCGACTTGGTCTCACCGCAAAGCAACGTGAACTCTGAAAGCCAGGGCGATGAACCATCAAAGACGTTCAACAACACGGCGGCTTTCCGCTATCCTGGGCTTAATGCCGACGCTGTAGGCTTCTGCCGTCAGGCCAACGCTGATGACCTGGTATTCCTGTGGCCCCAGCGCGACGGCCGCTACCGTGTCTTGGGCAACGAGATGTTCGAAACCAACGTGACTCCCAACCAGGAGTCCGGCTCCAGCGAGACCGACTCGGCCGGCACGACAATCAACGTGTCTGTAACGGATGATATGCCGAGCCCCTACTACGAAGGGATCATCGACACACTCGACGATGAAGGCGGCGGCATCCCCGAGGGATACGTCGGTGTGCATGTGGAGTTGGACACTGATCTCCAGAAGCCCATCAAGATCGTTAACACCCTGCCCAAGTATGTGCGGATAGGCTCATCGCTGGATATTGACTTGACGTACACTGATGGGTCTTATATCGACGTAGGCGTGCAGATTTCCGATGCAGGCGGTGATGAACGCTGGAGCATAATGAGTGTTGCCGGCACCAAACTCACTAGGTTGCGCTGCCTTGATGTGCAGGATGATGTTGACATGTGGATTACTTTGGGCAATTAATCGCTATGGCAACGAAGGATCAGTTGATCGATAAAGCGGTCGAAATACGTGATGCCGACCAGGAACGAGAAAACACCGCACTGCGTGTCGGATCACTTCTGCTCGAACTCCTTAACTATTTCGACCAGGGTGTCGATATGGCAACTCTCCGGGAGGTACTCGATGCGTATGCTCAGTTGAACGGATACGGCATCACGATATGGCATCAGTCGCGTGTTGTGCCCTTGGCGTCGATGGACGCTGTCCTAGATGGAGTGGACGGTGGTGAGTGGACCTACACACCTGCAACCGGCGACATCTACTATAATGCCGCCCGCCAGCAACTGCGCTATCTCAATACCTCTGGTGAGACAGAGTTTTGGGGCTGTCGTGTCGGTGTCATCTATATCAATCTGCATACCAGACGCTTGTACACTTGGACATCGGCAACCGGGATGCAAGAACTTAGTGGTGACCATGTCCAGCGTCGAGTTATCAGCAGCATGGTGGGCGCAGACCTTAACCAGCAAGCGGTCGGCACCGTGGTATATTATCCTGGCACTCGCCGCCTCTACTATAAATATGCCGATCGTGGATGGTTGCAGTTGCCGTTGGACACAAATGCAATCTACTGCGATGCGTCTTCTGACACGACCATCCGTTGGGATGGCACCAAATGGGTGTCTATCGGCGGAGGCGGAGGCAGTGCAGGGCAAATAGCAGGATATGTGGGCATATCTAGCGAGGATGAACTGCCTGAAAATCCCACTGCCGAGCAGAAGACGATGTGCTACGTGCTCGGCACTACATACTATGTGTGGGTGACTAGCAAACAGGGCGATCACTGGGCAGAAGCCGACATGAGGGGCCCGCAAGGTCCGCAGGGTCCGCAGGGTGAACAGGGCGCCCAAGGGGAGCAAGGTCCGCAGGGGCCGCAGGGCAAGCAGGGTCCGCAGGGCGCACAAGGTCCTACCGGGCCGACTGGTCCTACCGGGCCGACTGGTCCAACTGGTCCGCAGGGACCGCAAGGCGAGCCAGGGGATACAACCGTTCCTCTAGTCGTCGTGTCCGGAACGGGAGCCGTCACACAAGCGTTGGACCCTAATACGTTCTACCGCTTTGGATCGATCACGTCACTGACCATCACGCTCAACACCACATCCAATGGTCTGGCTATCTATGCAGGCCGATTCACGGCCGCTACCGGATTCAGCAACTTCGCGTTTCCATCTTCGGTCAAGACCCCCGAGGATGGAGGCAAGTACGAACTTCCGGAGATAACTGCTGGCCATACCTACGAATTTTCTATCCAGGAGAACTATTTGCTGATGATCGAATATGCTGACTAACGAGATCATACGCCGCAGATCACAGATGGTAGGGAAGCCCGCTCCATTCGTCATCAACGCGACTGACAACCCGAAATACATGGGATTGTTCTACAACGCGGGCTGGTGCGCATCTCCAGATGGTATGACCGCAAAAGAATGTGCCGCTGTCACACAGCAGCAAATGGACAATATCCTTAAGTTTGGCGGCCGAGTGGGCGCGGCCAAAGAGCCGATGCCTGATTTGTCACACTTCAAGAAGATAACGTCGTTACCTTACGAGGCATTTGCCTACACGTTAAACACGGGCATCGCTTACTGCCCTCCTAACTTGCGTTCTACTAAGGAGCGTGCGTTCAGAAGGACAAGGTGCAGCAGATACTATTTCCCGGCTAGTTTCAACTCGATTGGCACTGGTATTAGCATAGATACGACAGGCATCTGGATATTTAATTCGATGGTACCTCCATCAGGCCTAAGCAGCAACATTTACAACATGACCGCAGTGTATTGTCCTGACAATGCTTTAGCGGCCTATCAGGATGCTGCAGGTGATTATGCAAACAAAGTTAAACCGATAAGTAAATTAACTAATGTCTAATAAATTAAATATCAGCCAATTACCCCCCCTATTTGGCCATTGGAAAGGAGGCGGGCTATGATGCGTGACGCAAGGAGAACACCCATTGAGCATCCTGATTGCGTTAGATTTGATTTCGAACTAGACAGTGACACGCAACTCAGCATCGGAAATTACATGCTTAGTTATGTGGATTATATCATTTTGGATGGAGCGTTGGCAACTTTTTACGGTAATGGTAAGAACTATGAAAAAACATACGTTGATGCCACCGCTGGCAAGCACATTATGTACATCCACCTCAAGGGGAAACTGCCCAGCAACTATCTTTATAATTTCGGTTACAGTTGCTCTTATGTGCGCGTTCCATACAACTTTAACGATCAGTCTGAAACGGGCCTTACCGGTGCTAATAGGTTGACGGGTATCACTTGGGATGTGGTCGACATATTGGAACCTGATGTGATTCCAGACTATGCAGGGAATAAAGGCATGGCTAACTTCTGGACGACATCTCTTATCCGAGTGCCAATCGGGACCAAACAGAAGTACATAGATGCCGGTGCTGATGGGACGAGAGTGACGAACAAGATGGTTGAAGTTAATTTTTATTATGAGATATGAAACAGTACATCAATGACAATGGAGAAATATGGGACGGCAAGCCTATCACGGTGGGAGAATATACCTATATGGCGCCGAGCAAAGACATCCTTGCCCTGGCAGGCTATCATGAATATGTAGCGCCAGAACCGACACAAGAAGAATTGCTGGCCATGGCCAAAGAAGATGCGCTCATGCGTATTGGTGACCATGACCAAAGTGAGGCTGTCAATCAGTTCTACTTAGGGGGAATCCCCATGTGGTTGGATGCCCCAACAAGACAGCAGTTGCGCCTCAGCATCGAGGCTTATCAAGCGACTGGTGCTGAGGATGTGACCAAGTGGTTTAATGGGGAGGCCTTCACATTTCCTGTCGCGTTGTGGTTGCAGATGCTCAGCGCACTTGAGGTATATGCCTCTGAGGCGCTCAACGTCACCGAAGCGCATAAGGCCCAGGTGAACGCCATGACAACCATTGAGGACGTCGAAGCCTTTGATGTGACAGCAGGATATCCGCCCAAACTTAATCTGATGCCAAGATGAGTAGGCTTGCTTATATAGCAATGATCACGTTTGTGATCCTGCTTGCTGGTATGTCGTTGACGACGGGTACGCAGCGCAGCATATCCGCGCTCTCCAAGCGATGGCGATGGCTGCTGCTTGTAGCGCTATGGTCACAGGTTATGCTGCTTCCTGCCATGTTAAGCGTTACGCCTCCAAGATGGCAATGGCTTGCCGCAATGGGTATTGGCGCGATCGTGTTCACGGGTGCCGCCGACGTGTGGAATAAGACCGATGAGCGGGTGCATATCATCGCAGCGGTGATGGCTTTCACCTTGCTGACGGGCTGGGTGCTTGCGGTCAATTCGGCGTGCTTGCTGCCATTGATCGTGTGCATTGCCGCAGGGCGTGATAATTGGCAATGGCGAGTAGAGATAGGACTCGTCATCAGTGTGTATATGGCGTTGGTGAGCGCTTTAAAAATCGTGATACAATGAAACAGAACACCAAGGATTGGATCCAGTATGGATCAGCAATAGCGATGCTGGCTAGTGCCATCGTGCTGGCATTTGTGTCATTCTTTTCCATCCAGTACATCCACTCATCCGTCATCGCCTATGTCGGTGAAGCCATTGCGTTTGCCGCAGGCGTATTCGGGTTGGCGCTATACACCCACAACGAAATTAAACGCCAGTTCAGACGCATGGGGCGCGATAGTGCCCAAGGCGTTGTGGACATAGTTAATGATAACATAAACGAGGAGGAGGAAGAAGATGAGAACAATCAATGAGATCATCGTCCACTGTTCGGCGACGCCTGAGGGCCGCCCGACGACTGTGGGCGACATCCGTGCGTGGCACAAGCAGCGTGGATTCAAAGACGTCGGGTACCACTACGTGGTGTACCTAGACGGGTCTATTCATGCAGGTCGCCCAGAGAGTGCCATCGGTGCGCACTGCAAGTGGCACAACCAGCATAGCATCGGTGTGTGCTACATCGGAGGCGTGGCCAAGGACATGAAGAGCCCCAAGGACACGCGCACCGAAGCCCAGAAGAAGTCCCTGCTGCAGTTGCTGAAGATGCTGAAGAAGAAATATCCACAAGCGAAGATCTACGGGCACCGAGACTTTGCGGCCAAGGCTTGCCCGTCGTTTGATGCTAGGAAAGAATACGCCAATCTGTAATGCTATGGAAGAATCTTACAAAAATCTGTTTCGAGGACTGATGTTCTTGACGATAGTGGTCTTACTGCTGCTTATTCTATCAATAGCCCTAAGCGGGTGCAGAACCATTGAGTTGACCAAGGAAGTGCCGGTCATCACAGAAAAGGTTACAGAGCGCGACCATGTGGACATTGTGCGCGACACGCTGATGATGCGAGACAGTATCTATCACTATGTCCAAGGCGACACTGTTGTCATCGAGCGTTGGCATCATACCGTCAACGTCAATAAGATGTTTGTAGCGGACACTATCCGTGACACTATCCCCAAGGTCATCACGATTACCAGGACCGAAGTGAAGGAAGTTAACTTCCTTCACTGGTGGCAAAAGGCACTGATGTGGGCTGGTGCCGTGGCTGGCTGTGCATTATTCATTATTATATTATTAAGAAAACGATGATAGAATTATATCTCAACGGCAAGCAGGCCGTCCTCAGCGAAAAAGTGTCCATTAAACTCACGCGAGAGAACACCTACTTCACTAAGACCGGATCATATACATATGATATCGAACTCCCTCTGCAGGAGAGGACCAACAGGCAGATAGTAGGAGCAATCAACCGTAAAGACATCGCCGCTCATTATGCGGAATATCAAGCCGTGCTGCTTGTTGACAATCAGGTCGTGCTCGACGGCAAGGCTGTTCTCCACCAGGTTACAGATCAAGTGGCGAAGGTGCAACTGATGGGAGGTATCAGTGAGATGAATTTCTACTCCCGTGGCAATGACATATATGTCGACGAACTTGATCTGGGAGACTGGTATAACATTATACATTGGCGCCCAGCAGAGGCTCAAGAGCACCACAAGGGTGATGCCTTGGTGCTGCTCGACCTGGAGCACCAGGCCAACTATCCCGAAGGATATGTTCCGCCGATAGCATACACGGAATGGATGCTGAGATGGTGGGCCAACGCAGAGGGGGAAAACAGTAATACAGCAACAGACAAGGGCGTTATGTTCCCTGTCATCAATGAGACGGCATCATATCGCGAAGGGACCAACAATGCTGAGGCCAACAATCTCGAGGGCGGTGGTGTGATCGTTAATGGCTACGTCCTTAGGAGAGATGAAGATGACAGCCAATCCAACAAACGGTTTTATCCTGAATTTCGTTATTCCTGGCCCAATGGGGATCCGACCAATGTGCCACAGGTCATTCCATCATTTCAACCTATGCTGCTGATGATGATCAGTAAAGTGCTTGCCGCTGTTGGTTATCCGCTTACAGAAGAATCAGAACTCTCTTTGCTTCGCAATTCATTATTCAGGCATCTTTTCATCGTCACGGCTAACAACCGAATCGAACTCAATAAGGCGCTGCCACACTGGACTCTCAACGAGTTCATCACCCAGATTGAGCACCTATTGGGCATCGTGTTAAATGTCAATGAGTCGACCAAAAAGACCAGTGTGATGCGCCGGAGTAATTACTGGGAGTATAGCACAATCAGACATTGTAACCGTGTGGTGGACGAGTACCAGGTCGAGATTGACAAGGACGAGACAACTGACATATCAAACGGCAATATAGGTTTTGCTGATGTTGAAGATGGCTTTGATCATATTAGCGAGGATATTATGGCTGCCGTAGAATTGGACTCAAGCACTTACTCCACCATCAGCGAGATGCAGACAGCGTTAGCGAACGGTGGAGTAAGCAAAGCGGACAAGAGCAAGATCTTTGCAGTGCAAGGGCACCAGTTCATTGTAGTTGGGGATGCCGGCAATTATCAGTTCAAGGAGGTCAACCAGAAGAGGGCACTGAGGCGCAACCAGGCTAAGAGCGACTTGGATATCAGCCTAAAAATTGTGCCATGTCCTATAACTACATGGGATTGTCCAACGGTCAAGACATCACACACTCAGCGAGGATATGATGACACGACATTAGGATCCCAGCCTGTTGACGTGTACACACGCCCCGATATCCAGCATATCGGGACGGACAGTGTATCCACTAATGACGTGTTGGATATTGAGGCGCTCATCGAGGGCGAGCAAGATCTGGATAAGAATGAGGACAAAGCGGACCTGATGTACATCGGTGTCGTACCGAGACAATGCACATTTAAATGGACGGATATCCAATTCTATTGGCCTAGGCCAGTCAGTTTTCATGATTGGCTTGTTACTGCCCAGGGCATAGATCCAGGCAACACGATAGGGCAGACAGAGTTCATCGAACTCAATCAGACATTCTCAAACAGTGGTGACAAGTCACTTTTTTCAGAGGCAATGGCTGAAGCGACAGTCATTGACACGACAGTGAAACATTGCATCAAGTTCATAATGCCGCAACTGATTGGACCTAACGACGTGTTTCTAATCCATGGGCAGAAATTCGCATGCGAGAAACTGGAGTATAATATTACACATCGGGGCATATCGCCGCTTGTGACAGGGTATTTCTACAGGATTGAAGACTAAAGGCCGCCAGTGAAGCGCTTGGTCTCTTCATGCACTGGTGCATCACGCCCCTGCAGATACTTGTTGGTGGTGGCCACGTCACTGTGACGCGCCTGGTCTCTGGCGATAACGATGCCTTCGGCGTTGGCCAAATCGCGCAGCCCGCTGTCCTTGAGGCTGTAGAACTGGTAACAGTCATCCCATCCAAGCCCCTTTCTAACCAATATATTCCAGCGACGACGGAACATTTCGCCGTCGCTTCTTTTTTCTGCAGGATGAGTCACCCTGGGGCCAAATAGGTAGAACTCGCTCGGGTATTGGAACACACCAAGGTCAATCATCATCTTGATGATTCTGGTGTTCAATCCGACCTTGCCGTCATGCTTAGTCTTGGAGTGGTCGGCGCTGATGAACACGCTCTGCTCCTTGACGCTGATGTCACCGACCTTGACATGGCTCAACTCGGTTGGGCGTATGAAGGTGTAGTACTCCATCATGCAAGCGAGGTAAAACCACGGGTCACGCGACTTGATATTAGCCTCCAGTTGTCTGAGCATGGCTGCCGTCAATGGCCGCCGCTTCTTGCCGGACTCGGCCAGTTCTTTGATTTTGCTGACCGGATTGGCCGACATGTATTGCTTTTCAATGAAGAATTCAGCCAATGACAGGCACCATTGGCGGTAATTGTTCCTTGTCCTGGCTGACGTTTCTCGGTCAAGATAGACGTAGTCCAGGAAGTCGCTGACGAATGCCGTGTCATATTGATAAACGTACCGGATGGGCAGCAACCGGCTGGCATTATACTCCAGGAGTATATGCAATCGTGACTCATAGGACTTGCGCGTGTGGTATGCCGGCAACCGCTCCACATGAGCCAAATATCTTTTGACGGCTTCATCAAATAAAATGTAGGCGCGACTGGTGTCAGAGTTTACCCAAGGTGACCAGCCCGAGCGAAGCAGCCTGGTCAATGACTCGATGAGTTGCGCCGCCCTGAGGCGGCGATCTTTCACCTTCCCGGCATTGTCAACATGGTACTTTTTCCGGCGCATCGACCCATCTGCTGGGTCATAAGCGTAGAAGTCGACATACCATTTTGCACCGGTGTGCAACTTGGGTGGGGTGTACTGCAGCACCTCACCAAGAGAATTTAACTTTTTTGTTCTGGGACACAT